ACTGCATAATTAATATAATATATGGTGGGTGTAATAACCCACCAATTATTACAACAAAATAACAAAAAAGAAAAAATATATATATGTCTTGTATAAATAAATTGACAGCAAATATTACATACGATTGCATCAACGTTAATAACCGTGCAAAAGGTGGAATTGAAACAAAAGCTGTATTGATTAACAGAAGTGATATTGATTATACTGCTTTAACACAAAGTGGTGCAACAGTCACAAACCTTACACTTTTATCTGGTAGAACTGGGTATGATGTAAGTTGGATAAAACAACTTGGTGTTGTTGGTGGTGAATTTTCAGTTAATGATGGTTTTGATACGTTCCAACAATCATTTGATTGTCGTGTATTCGGTCAAGGTGCAGCTGATTCAAAATTGATTTCAGATTTATCACTTGGTGAATTTGTTTTGGTTTATGAAACCAAATACAAAGGGGTTGCAAATAGTGATTCATTTAAGGTTTTAGGACTTGAAAATGGGTTGAAAATGTCTGAAGGTAGTTTTGTATCATCTGAAAATGATGGTTCATTCATCTTTAAGTTAGCTTCATTAGAAGGTTTTGGTGAAAGATACCCATATCAAGTATACTTGAATGGTACTTATGCTGCATCAAGAACCAAATTTGATAACAATTTCTTGTAACAACTGCTTTACAACTAGTATAACTAATAGTATAATTAAAGGTAGATGGTCTAAAAGCTATCTACCTTTTTTTATTTAATAAAAACAATAAAATATGAACAAAGATAGATTACAAGAATTATTAAATATACCATATTCAGAACTTGAATTTGATACAGAATTAAAAGCTGAAATAACAGAGTACTATAAATTCATTTATGATGTAACTGCTTGTTTAAGTTGTAAAAATGCATTCAAAAAATACTATGATAAATTAATGGTTGATGGTATTGAAGTACTAACCGATAAAACAACCAATTTTAAATTAAGAAGTGATATAGGTGTATTACAGATTGCTTTGAATGATGGTACTTTCATTAGTCAAAAGAATGCACCAGATGATATATGTATAAGGTTCTTATCATTCAATCCAAATAGAATAGAATTGTTTACTAAGTACCCAGAAAACTGGAAGGAATTAATACAAAATAACGAAAATGAAACTGAAAATGAATAATGAATATAAAACTAGTAGATGTTGATAATAGACTTTCAATAAAATATAATACTGTTGATGGTATATTTAATTGGGGTGCTGATAATGCATACCCACAACTAATAAAAAGCCTTATTAACTCTAGTGTAACAGCTAAACAATGTGTTGATTTAAACGCAAAATATATATATGGTAAGGGTTTTGATTTCGCTTCACAAATAGTGGATAAAAACAGCCTTATAATCAATAAAAAAGGTCTTAATATCAACCAGCTGTTAAGAATAGTATCAAGGGAATTTTCAGAACAAAATAATATTTTCTTTCACATCAATTATAACGCACTTTATGAAATTATATCTGTTGATTTATTAACAAGTGAGGATATAAGAATTGGTAAATCTGATTCAACAGGTTATTCTGGTAAGTACATTGTGTATGATAACTGGGACAAAGTGAAAGGTAAGAGAATTGAAAAAAAAGACTTCAATATAATTGATAGATTCAACCCAATACCAGCTGTAATTGAAGCGCAAGTTGAAGTTGCTGGTGGTTGGAACAAATACAAAGGGCAAATTTTACATATTAATTCAGATTTTGGTGAACTGTATTCTTTATCAGATGTTGATTCTGTAGTATATGATGCTGATAGCGAATTTCAAGCTGCTGTATTTAAAAATTCTGGACTAAGAAAAGGTTTTTTTGGTGCAAAATTATTTGTTACTAAACCATTTCAATCAGATTCAGAAAGACGTGATTTTGAAGCTACTATTAAAGATTTAAAAGGTTCAGAAAATTCATCTGGTGTATTGCTTTTAGAAGCTAATATGGAATCAGATAACCTTGCGGAGCACATATTGATTCAAAACATTGATTCAAACATTGATGATAAGCAATTTGAATCATCTGAAGCAAGTTCAGCTAAAAATATAAGAAAAGCTTTTGGTGTGCCATCAATCTTAATTGAAGATGGTGATAACAGTATTTTTGGTAATTCTGGTGAATTATTGATACAGGCCAAAATAATGCATTGGGATAACAAAAGTGAAGAACGTAATATTATTAGCGATGCATTCCAGATGTTGTTTTCAAGATTTCACAAAGTAATCAATCCATCAAATAACTGGGGTATATCGCCTATAATTCAAGATGGTAATATTGAATCAACTTCAACAGACCCAGCAGAATTAAAAAGATTAGATGCACAAGCACAACTTAAAGGTAGTGTTGGTGGTGTTCAAGCATTACTACAGATACAACAATCAGTTAGCCAAGGTTTAACTGATATTGAAAGTGCCGTAGTTATCATATCTGAAATTTTTGGATTTGATAATGAATTATCTAGAAAGATGCTAGGTACACCTAAAATAACAACAGATTCAACACAACCAACAAATGAATAATATATTAACGGCAACTGAAATTAAATCATATAAAGATATTGGTAACAAGATTGATGAAAACAAAATCAATCCTATCATTGAACAAGCACAATTAACTGAACTAAAACCAGTACTTGGTGACCGTTTTTATTTTCATATGTTAAACAATTTAAACAATCCAATCTACCAACCATTATTAAATGGTTGCAGCTTTGTGTTTGCTGATATAACATACCAGCACGATGGAATTAAAGCACTTTTAAGTGATTATTTTATGGCTAAATATGTTCTACAGGTTAACACCAATTTCACACCATTTGGAGCAACAAATAAAGCACCGCAAGATGGTGAACTTGCTGATAGAAATTCATTAAAAGATATATCAACACAACAACTTCAATTGGCTGGCGCAAGATGGGAAATAATAAAAATGTACTTGAATTCAAGCACGTTAATATTTCCCGAATGGCACAATAACATATATGGTTCAGCAGCAGCAGTAGCTACTGAAAGAACATTTAAATTCAGAAAAATATAATGCAAGTAATAGAAAATATAGATGAAAAATCATTTAAACTAAATGGTTTGAAATATGTAAAGAATTTTATGATAACCAAACAAGGTGATAATAGTATTGGTATTTATAACGCTTATGATACTAGACTACAAATACTTTCAAGTACCGCTTATTCGCAAATATCTGTTAATGGTATTGTTTATAATTCACTATTTGGATTAATTGATGTTTTAGCACCTTTATTGTTTTATAAGCAAGGGGGTGGTACAGTTGTTCCACAATCAAATAGTGATTGGAATTCTGTAAGTGGTGTTACACAAATCTATAATAAACCAATAATTTCATCTAAGATTGTTTCATTAACTACACCTAGTGGTGTTCCTTCAGATGGTGACGAATGGATTTTATATACAATTTAAATTATGGCAAATAATAACAATGGATACATAGGTGTTAACGGGGTATATAAAAGTATATCAAAACGTTATATCGGTGTTTCTAATACTTGGAAAGAAGAAGGTTTTAAATTTGTTGGTGATAATGGATATTGGCGGCTTGTCTATACAAAAAACCCAATTGATATGTCAGCTGATTTTTATGTACGTTACCTTGAAGGTTATACCTTAGAAAAAGAAAATAGTTTAACTATTTATGGTAGCAACCTAAAGGATTATCAACTTGTTTCACCTAAAACGGGTGGGTATTTTGAAATCGAAAAAAATGCTGCTGATGTATTTGAAAATTTTGCCAATGGTTTGTTTGTTGGGTCACCAAATGTAGGTCAATTACTAGGTGGTAAAAAATGTATGGGTATAACAACATCACTAGATTATTTTCAATATCCATCAGATTTAGATGCAATAGGTATTTTTGGCGCAACTGGAACAAAAGACTACAATCTAAGTAACCATTTTTATGTTCCATTGTTACCAATTGGTACTGATGTTATACCTGTTATATCATTTGGTAATAGAAATAGAGGAATGGAAATAGTAGTTTCATCTGATGGAAGATTACAACAAAAAATTTGGTCAACTGACCAGTTATATTTGATTCAAACACCAATAAATTTAATTACAATTGGTTGGAATGCTTATGTTATCACTAAAGTTGGAGGTGTAACTAATATCTATATTAATAGTTCAACAACTTCAGCTGTATCATCAACACAAACAATGGTTTCACCACTTACTGGTACATCTGTCAATGTAGGAATAGCTTTTAAATATACGTCAACAACCCCTTTATCACAAGCTTTTTCTGTTAGTAGAACAGCATTAAGATATACGTTGTCTAATAGCAACAAAACGATTACCACTAATGCAGCTGGAAATGGAACAGCAAGAAGTAATAATAAAATAGCACTAAATACAGGGAAATATTATTTTGAAACTAAAATAGATGCTTTACCTACTGGGGTTATTTGGATTGGATTGGGAGATGTAGCATTATCAGAAACAACAGCTATTGGAATTGCTGGTTGGTCAATTTCGTCAAATTCAAGAACATTTAATAAACAAACTGGTGGTGGTACTACTTGGGGTAGTGGAACAAGAACATTTACAGCTGGCGATACTATTGGCTGTATTTATGATTCTGCTATTGGTTCAGCAACATTTTATAAAAATAATGTGTTGCTTGGTACATCAACAACGGCTATTAATACAGAGGTTGAATTTATGGTTGCTGGTGATATTAATACGGTATCTACCATTAGAATTAAAGCTAGCGAATGGATTTATTCAGCACCAATTTCTGGCGCAATAGAGATGCCTTCAACAGTTACATATACTGGATTAGTTAATTATAGTGTTGCTGGAACAGGATATAGATATTGTTATCAAACAAGTTCTATTTTATCTGATTTAAATAAAACAAAATTATTAACCAGAAGCAACCCAGTAGTAGTATTAAAAAACAAAACAACATTAAGTGAAACTATCATATCTGAACAATGGATGTTAACAGTTGCAAATGAAAAGATAATAGTAACAATACCCAATACTGTTAGTTATGGTGATTATGAATTGTTTGTTAGATATTTTGGTTCAATTGATTCCTTTAAGTTCCCAATTAGAATAGTTATAACTAATTTACAGACAACAGAATTCATTGATAATTTCAGTGATGTTAATACTTTAAAAAACAACTATTATGCTTTAAATAAAGCTTGGGGTGGCGCTAATGGTGGTGTTGTTAAAGAGAATGTATTTATAAGAAATGGTGAATTAATAATTCAAGCTAATGGTGATAATTATACTGGAACAACACAAGGTAGAGATAGGATAGGTAATTTAAAATTCCATACTGAACCGCTAGACCCACAATTTGGTTTACCGTGGAAAAACAGGGTGGGCGGTTGTGCTGTATTTAATAAAAGAACTGGTTTTGGTTCATATGAAATTGATACCCTTATACCAAATCAATTAGGATGTGCTTATGCTATATGGACTTTTTTCTACAATGAAATTTATCCATCTGACCCCAGATATAATGATTTTCTGATTGAAGGTTTACATCAACAAGGTACTATAGATGATGGTTATTATTTAACAAGGAATCACGAAATTGATATAGAATTTCCATCACATTTAGATGGTGGTACGCTATCTAATCCAAGTCTTAGCAATATGAAATGTAATACGTGGAGAGGTGAATTACAAAATTGGGATGTTCCAATAACAGACCCAGCGTATTATGAAGAGTATAGAGATAACTTAACACCAGTTGGTTTTAGTGTAGCTGATGGTAACTACCATAAATTAAGATATGATTGGTATCCAGATAGAGTTGAATTTTATATTGATGGTGTGTTAAAAAGAACTAATGTTAATACTGCTAAGGGTGCTACTATTCCAGATATATCTGGGTATTTCACATTTGGTATTTGGTTTCCATCATCACCAATAGCTGCTAAACCTTGGTTAGTTAATCCAAGTAAAGCTTGGGGTGGTGGTGTTGTTGGTGCTGATGGTGGTATGAAAGCCAATTTTGATACAGTAGAAATGAGAATTAAGAGTTTCAGATTCACACCATTCAATAACTATTCTGGCCAACAAAGAAATCTTGGTGAAACGTATCCTTTTGGTGGTTACAACAAAACACAATAATATAAATATGAACTTTTTAAAAACAAATTGAAAACACTTATAATACTAATAGCAATATTAACAACGTTTCTAGCACCGATAAAAGGACTAGTTATAATGATGATATTTTTTATCATTTCAGATACTATTTTTGGTGTCTATACATCAATTAAATTAGGTGGTATTTCAGCATATAAATCACATAAGCTTTTTAATGTGGTTATTAAATCATTTTTTTATTTAGTAACTATCATAATGGCCTTTTGTATTGATACATTTATTTTCAATAAATCATTATTTGGGTTCGGTTATCTATGTACCAAAACAATGACAATGCTATGGATTTATATAGAAATCAAACTAGATGAATCAAGCATCAAATTAGTAATAAATCATTTTGGATACTTATTAAAGAAATGGTTGAAAAGCTAAAGGATATCAAAAAGGATTTAAATGAAATAATTGAAAGTAAAAAAGAATAATTAAAGCTACCAGTTGGTAGCTTTTTTTGTATGCTTTACAAAATAACTAAATCATAGTATAATTGATATATAAGCCAATAGAGCGAATATAAATATACATACTATATGAGTAATGAAATAGAAAGAAAAGGTGCTGGTAGACCCTTTAAAATGGAAGGGTGGATTAAACAATTAACTGTTGTGTTAGCTGAAGAAGATATTATTTTCTTATCAGATAAAGACCTAGTTTTTTTGGTTAACAGAAACCTGTTACCAGAAGAAAAAATTGCACAATCAACTTTTGAAAAATGGAAAGCTGGCAAGTTTGCACCAGATGATGTTGTTGGTAAAGAATTTCTTGATTGTATTGAATTTGCATTGATTAAACAGAAGCAACTGCTATCAAAAAGAATGATGGAAGATACTACAGGACAATGGACAAGATACGCTTGGATAATGGAACGCAAATTTTCTGAATGGAATCTTAAACACATATCAGAAAACATTAACAAAAATGAACAAGCAACAGTAATACAAATTACCGCTGGTAATGATGAACAAAAAAGATTGATAGAATCAATTATGAATACTGATTATGTTGAAGTATTACCACTTCAATTAAATAAACCAACTGATGTTGATTATTCAACTGATAACGATAAAGAAGATGAAATTGGTTTTTAATAATGATTACACCAACAACTGCTTTTTCCAAAATCGGAAAGTTAAAAGCACCAGTAAGGGTAATTCAAGGTGGAACTTCAGCTGGTAAAACCTATTCAATACTACAATACTTAATCATATATGCACTTGGTAATAAAAGTGATGTGTTGATATCGATTGTTGCAGAATCAGTACCAGTACTTAAAAGGGGTGCATATAAAGATTTTCAAGATATCATTATTAAAATGGGTCTATATGATGATAAGAACCATAACAAAACAGATAGGACTTACCAATTAAATAACAGCACTTTTGAATTCTTTTCTGCTGATGATTCAACAAAATTAAGAGGTTCAAGAAGGGATATCTTATTTATAAATGAAGCTAATAATGTTTCATTTGATGCATTCCAAGAACTTAATGTTAGAACCAAATTATTCACGTTCCTAGATTACAACCCATCAGCACCATTTTATGCACATACAGAACTTATTGGTAATGATGGTGTTGATTTCCTAATTGTAACCTATAAGGATAATGAATACTTAGATACCAAAATAGTTAAGGAAATTGAAAGCTGGGAACAAAAAGCAGCCACATCTGATTACTGGGCAAACAGATGGAAAGTAATGGGATTAGGCCAACTAGGAATACAATCTGGTGCAATTTTTAACGACTGGAAAGAAATTGATTCCTTACCAGCCAATGCTGAACTACTTGGTTCTGGGTTAGATTTTGGATTCACAAATGACCCTTCAGCATTGATATCTGTTTACCGTTACAATGGTGAAGTAATTGTTGATGAAGTGATTTATCAAAAAGGATTATTGAATTCACAATTGGCAGCTTTAGCTAAATCTAGCGATGCAAAAAATGCAGTTATATATGCTGATTCAGCTGAACCAAAATCAATTGCTGAACTTAAATATTATGGTTTATCTGTACTACCAGTTATAAAGGGTAAAGATTCAATCTTATATGGTATTGGGTTAATCCAAGAACAACCATTTAGGGTTACCAGTAGAAGTATCAACTTGATAAAAGAACTACAGAATTATGTCTGGATGAAAGATAAAGATGGTAAACAGTTATCAGTTCCAATTGATACATATAATCACGGGATTGACAGTCTTAGGTATTTTTTCCTTATGAAATTCAGTAAGAAAAGCACACACTTCAATTTGAGATGGAAGCATTAATTAACTATAAGATATCTGAATTTTTCCGTTTAACCGATGAAAAACTGGTACAAGATTACTTGGTGTTTTTAGACCTTTTAGAGCCATTAAAACAAATAAGTAACCCAATATATAGATGGTACAGAAAGCACCCTAAAATGATTCAGATTAAAGCCATAAGAGAATTAAGTTTTGAAAAAGTAACAGATATAAGAAGTTGTTTTAATGATGGTTCAATACAAGGGATATTTGAAGCTATAGAAATGGTAACTGGATTAAAAGATAAACATATAAATAGCTTTACAATACTAGAATTCTATGGTATTATTTCCTATATGAAAAGTGAGTTAATCGATATAACCAATTTGGAAATCGATAACCTATCTGATGATACTTTTGATGTGAATGCTGAAGCGGTTAACGCCAATCAAAGAATGTCAAGATTTGGTGTTTTAAATGTGATTGATAGCCTAGCTAATGGTGATGTTCTTAAATGGACTGAAATTGAAAAGTTACCATATTTAACTGTATACACTAAGTTATTAATGGATAAAGAAAAAAATGATATACAAGCAGAAATAGCTGAATTACAAAGAAAAAAACAACCTAAATAAATGTACGAATTTTTAAAAGATATAGCAACTATCAACAACTGGTGCTTTGAGTATTCAAGAAGTGATTACCAAAATCTGTATGATGGTATGGAAATAAATAAGATACATTTATTTGTTGACCCTATAACAGTTGATTCAGTATTTTCTGATTCTGGTGTTGAAACAAAAACCTATTCTGGAAAGATGATGTTAATGGTATCATCAGATGTTGATGAAGATTATAAAACAAAATATGAATCACATATTAAACCATTAATTGATGATACAACGCAAATCATTAAACAATCTGTTATATGTGCTGATATGGAAATTAAAAAGTTCCAAACACTTGAAGTTATAAATCTGTTTGATGTTAACCTTGATGGTGTGTTAATCAATTACAGTATCACAATTATTAACTAACCAAATGGATAATAATAAGATAATTAAAGAAGAAATGGAACTGCTTAAGCTTGATATAATAGCGGTTTATAATGCAAGTGGTAAAAGAACTACAGGTGAATTTGAAAAGGGTTTGGAATTGGTGTATGCACCAGATTCTGCAAAGTTATTTGGGTATGTTTATTTGGCTGGAAGGAAAGCTGGAAAGCAACCACCAATACAAGCTATTGAAAATTGGTTAAACGCTAAAGGTATAAAACCACTTGAAGCAAAAATGAAGGTTTCAACG